AAGATGTTATATTATGGTATGAAATTAATAAAGCTAATCTTCCATCAAATATCGTAGATAAGGAGAAGATGATTGATATGGTCTATAAACAATTTATAGCATATCGAACAAAACCCTTGACTATTGAAGAAAGATTAAGTAAATTAGAGGAACAATCACACGAACCACAAAACTATCGTGAAGAATGTGAAAGGATGAATAAAGAATTGAAAAACCTAAAGCTACAAATAAAAAAGTTAAAAAGATTAAAATAAAGCTTGTTTTTTAATAAAAGAATTCGTATATTATACGAATAGGTTACAAGTAAATATTTTTAATGAATATTTATACTCGTAATACTAATAATAATAAATAAACATAACGGAGAAACATAATGGACTTAGATGCTATAAAAAGCCGTCTCAATCAGTTACAAAATACTACTACAAATAGTTTTTGGAAACCTCAACCTGGAAAATCACAAATTAGGATAGTACCTTATCTACATGATAAAAGCAATCCTTTTAGTGAACTTTTCTTTCACTACTCACTAGTACCAAATAAAACGGTGTTATCACCTTTATCATTTGGACGACCTGATCCAGTTCAACAATTTGCTGACAAACTTAAAGGTTCCGGCAATAAAGATGAATGGATTCAAGGTAAGAGAATCGAACCTAAAATGAGAACTTTTGTTCCTGTGATAGCTCGTGGTGAAGAATCCGAAGGTGTTAAGTTTTGGGGTTTTGGTAAAACTGTTTATCAAGAACTTCTTGGTATAATTGCTGATCCAGATTATGGTGATATCTCAGACTCTACTACAGGTCGTGATATTGTTGTCGAAAGACAAACACCTGCTGAAGCTGGTAATCAATATGGTAAGACAACTATTCGTGTCAAACCAAATCAAACAGCACTTTCCGATGATTCTGCTATGTTGCAGAAACTTTTGGAAAACCAAGCTAATTTGACAGAGTTATATAATGAACCAACCTATGATGAGTTAAAAGAACATTTATCAGGTTTCTTGAATCCACAAGATTCTTCAACAGAAACCGCAAAGGAACCAGAAATGGTTGCTACAGAAAAATCTTCTAATGTAGAAGATGATTTCGATAAGTTATTTAATTCGTAATTAACCGCGTGGTCGAGGTGTGCTGGTTTCCTCCTTTTTCCGGCACACCTCATTTTTTGGAGAAATAAATGTCAAATAAAGATGAATTAGCCGGTATCCTTGCCGGTGAACTAAACAAACAATTCAAATCACATCAAGTTGCTTACTTCTTAGATGGTGCTCAACAAACTCCAACCGATATTACGGATTGGGTTTCGACAGGATCGACATTATTAGATTTAGCAATATCAAACACACCTAATGGTGGTTTAGCTGCTGGTAGGATTACTGAAATAAACGGACTAGAGGGAACTGGTAAATCACTTATCGGTGCTCACGCTCTTGCTTCTACACAGAAGAAGGGTGGTTTAGCCGTTTATATCGATACTGAATCTGCTGTATCAGCTGAGTTTTTACAATCAATCGGTGTGGATACAAAATCTATGATGTATATTCACTTAGAAACTGTTGAGGATATATTTGATGCGATTGAAACGATTGTTACAAAAGTAAGAGAATCAGATAATGATAAATTAGTTACGATTCTTGTAGATAGTTTAGCTGCTGCTTCTACCAAGGTGGAGATGGATGCTGACTTTGATAAAGATGGTTGGGCTACAAGTAAAGCTATCGTCTTATCTAAAGCTATGAGAAAGATAACCCAATTAACTGCTCGTCAAAAAGTATGTTTGATTTTCACCAACCAATTAAGACAAAAGATGGGTGTAATGTTCGGTGATCCTTGGACAACAAGTGGTGGTAAGGCTCTTCCTTTCCATGCTTCTACTCGTATTCGTTTAAAGAATATGGGACAAATCAAAGATACCAAAAAGAATACTATTGGTATTAAGATTAGGGCTCAAGTAATCAAGAACAGATTAGGTCCACCTTTAAGAAGTGCTGAGTTTCCTTTATACTTTGATAAGGGTATTGATGACTTTGGTAGTTGGTTAACTATAATGAAAGACCATAAGTTAGTTAAACAAGCTGGTGCTTGGTATACTTATACCGACCAACATGGTAAAGACCATAAGTTTCAATCAAAAGACTTTGGTGCTTTAATTTCCGATGAGGAAACACAAAAACACATATACGATTCTATCTGTGAAAAGTTAATATTAAAGTATGACTCTGCTCAACTTGGTATTGATGATGTAACAACAGAAGATGAGTTTGCGGATGAGTAAATCCGATAAGAATCTATTAACAAAAAGATTCTATGAAGTTAAAGAAGAGATTGACGTAAATCCAGAAACTAAGAATCTAAACGACCATGTTTTATTGGTCGATGGTTTTAACACATTCATTCGTAGTTTCAGCGTCAATCCCTCTTTAAACGAGGATGGTGCTCATGTAGGTGGTTTAGTAGGGTTTTTAAAATCGATAAGATACACAATTAACAAGTTTAAACCGACTCGTTGTATTATTGTGTTTGATGGTAAAAACTCTTCTAAACCACGGCAAAAGATATATCCACAATACAAAGCTGGTCGTAAAGTTAGAAGCAGACTAAATCGTCTTGTAGATTGGGGTGGAGGTCCACACGATGAACGAGAAAGTATGGGAATGCAACTTAAACGACTGGTTGAGTATTTGGAATGTCTACCTCTAACTATTGTATCTATTGATAATTTAGAAGCAGATGATATAATGAGTTATATTCCTAATGTTGTCCTTAAAGATAGCAAGTTTACCATAATGTCTTCGGACAAAGATTTCTATCAGTTGGTGGATGAAAGGGTAAAGCTTTTTTCACCTACAAAAAAAATACTATATGATAGAGAATTAATAAAAAAAGAGTTTGGAGTTTACCCGCAAAATGTGTTAACTTGTAGGGTGATAGATGGGGACAAATCAGACGAGATACCTGGAGTAAGAGGTGTGGGTGTTAAGACCTTAGTTAAAGAGTTTCCATTGTTAGTAGAGGATAGAACCTTTACAACCAAAGACCTTTTGGATATGGCTAACTCTAGGGACACAAGAATATCAAATCTAATAAAAGATAATGAATTAATAATAAAGAGGAACTACCTATTAATGCAGTTATCAGATCCTGATATAAAAAATCAGATAAAATTAAAAATCGGAGACTCGGTCAGAAGTATGGCGCCAAGTTTAGTAAAATATCAGTTGCAAACTTTGTTTGTAAAGGATAAATTATGGGGACAAATACCTAACTTTGATAATTGGATAACAGAGTTCAATATCCTTGACCATTATTGGAAAAATAAAAGATGAGTAAAACAAAAAACATTTCAGAATTTGGATACAGCTTTCAAACAAAGTTTATTGTCTGTTTAATAACAGATAAGCTATTCTTAGAACAAATTGTTGATATATTAGATGAAAAGTATATTGATAATGATGGATTTAAGTGGATTGTAAAACAAATAAGAGAATACTACCAAGAATATAAAACAACCATTACTATGGAAGTTTTTAAGATTAATGTAAAAGAAGTAGAATCTGATTTATTACAAGTAAATATAAAAGACTCGCTTAAACAAGTTTTTAAGAGTATGGAAGCAGAAGATTTGGAGTGGGTTAAAGATAAAGCATTAGAGTTTCACAAAACACAAGTGTTAAAAGATGCTGTTATCCAATCAGCACAAATATTAGAGGTAGATGGTAATACAGATGAGATAAAAGCACTTATTGACTCTGCTATGCAAGCTGGTGTGGAAAGAGATTTGGGACATGACTATTTACAAGATATAGAAGAAAGATATGAAGAGTCTGCTCGTGTAACATCACCAACACCTTGGGATATAATGAATGAGTTGATGCAAGGTGGTTTAGGTGCCGGTGAGTTAGGAGTTGTAGTTGCTCCTGCTGGTATTGGTAAATCTTGGGTGTTATCTTCTATGGGTGCTTATGCTTTATCACAAGGACTAAATGTAGTTCATTATACATTAGAATTAAATGAAGCATATGTTGGTTTAAGATATGATAGTATCTTTAGTGGTGTAGAAAGTCAAAATCTTAAATATCACAAAGAAGAAGTGATGGAAAAGTTATTTAAGTTAGAAGGTGACTTAACCATTAAATATTATCCAACAAAATCTTGTACAGTAAATACACTTTCTGCTCATCTTAAAAAAGTAGTTACATTTGGTAAAAAGGTAGATATGGTATTGGTTGATTATGCTGATATTATGAAAGATATAGGTAAGGCTCAAGAAATGAGACATGCTCTTGGAAATATCTATGAGGATTTACGAGGTATGGCTGGTGAGCTACAAGTTCCTGTATGGACGGCGTCACAAGCCAACAGAAGTGCTTTGGATGAGGATGTTATTGAGGCTAGTAAGGTTGCTGAGAGTTACTCAAAGGTAATGACAGCAGACTTTGTTATGTCGCTAAGTAGAAAGATAGAAGATAAGATAGGTAATACAGGTAGATTTCATGTTATCAAAAACAGATTTGGTCCTGATGGTTTAACTTATCCAGCAAAGATAAATACAAATATCGGTAAGATAGAAATTTTTGAAAGTAGTTCGGTTCAAGGTAAGGGTGTTCAACACTCTATCAATAACAGAGATAATCAAGTTAAGAATATGTTATCTGCTCGTTATGAAGATTTGATGAGTGAATAACAATCCTACTATATTAACAGATGTTTTTGGGTATGATGAACTTGATGTTAAGTTTGAAAAGATTACCAACAATCTTGATAATTATGATGTTGATGATGGGGTAGAAGTTATTTTTAACTACTACAGAAAACATGGCTTTCCACATTACACAATACGAGAAGATGAAAAACATCAACATATGAGGAAGATGCAAAGGTTTGATACGGATACAATATTTAAAGACAATAAAATAGTTCAGACAATGCATGGTTTAAGATTAGCTTGGACTTACTTTCCACATTTTTGGGAAGTTCAATGTGGTAATGCTACAAGAACACCGATGGAAACCTTTTTGGATGATGATAAATTTAAATCTGTTATCAAA